ATTCTCAATGTCTAATTTATACTCTCAAAATTATTTAGGAATGTTTCCTATAGAAAATATAAAGAAAACCCAAGATGAAGCTTTTTATGATTTACAAATACACGGTCTTAAAAATTATCAAACATCTGAATACACATATTCAACAGCAAATCCGATATTAACAGCATGTCCGTCAATAAAAAGAACATATAATAAAATATATACAGGAACTAATCAAGCTAAGGGATATGATAGAGTTTATTTAGGATATCAGTCAAACACTAAAGAATTTACCTTTAATGAAGATTCTGAAAATATTTTTTATTATCCACCTACTTCTAAGAGAATATCCCTACAATCCTCTGGTCTTATAGAAGATGGTGCTATTGCAGGAGAAATACCATTTACTTCTGATAGATTGTGTATGTATAGAGGGGATTATGAAGAAATAATAAAAGGAATATCTCAGCCGAAGAGTATTAAAAAATTTGATAATACATGGTTATGCTCATGGCTTTCTGGTACAAATACTGGAGATAAAATATGGATGGATAGATACTATAATGCTGCATATTACACATTGGATCAAGCATTGACAGCCAAAGCATTAGTATATAATGAAAGAATATATCCAACTAATGAATATACATTCGACGTTCCTTCAGAAACATATTTTGAACCAGGTGTTTTATATAGTTATGAACGAGGTGGAATTGATAATAGTAAAATTTTCTTAAACTTTTTAGATAAAAATTCTACTATAAACGAAGGAGCCAATGTTTTGAGTATAACTGAATGGTTGTCTTCTCCTCTTTTAGATAATTCTGACTTTAGAAATGATGGATTGGTATATTTTGCAGATCCTGATACTTTTATAGGAAATTATTGGAAATTAAAAGGAAACAATCATGCATTATTTCTTGCAAACGATTCTTTATTACAAAAACAAAGATTGACAGCTTCTATGTGGTTAAACGTTGATGATTGGTCTAATATCAATGGTGAACAAATATTTGGAAACTATTTTGAAAGTGGATTTGGATTAATAAATTCAAATGGAAATGGTATTCCCGTATTAACAATTACAAATTCAATTTCTGCTACTGCATATACTTTAAATTATAAGTTTAAAAAATTAAGTGAAGTTCCTTTATTAATTCCTAATACTTTATATGGATATGATACTGAATATAGTTATATATTTAGATTACCAGATTTCACCTATTGGGTTTTTGATGTTTTAAATAAAACAGCATCAAAATTTAATCAAGTAAATTCGTTGATATTGCAAGTAACTAATATTAGTTATTTTATAGAAAACATAAATCAAATAGAAATAGATTCACAAAAAAGATTTTATTTATATGATGATACAAAAAAAATGTATAGCGTATTTGATTCTAATATGCAATATCTTCTTTCTGTTGATGTTCCATTTAGTACAAAAAGAATAGAAATAACATTAATTGATGATGAAGTTATATTTTCAAGCGGATATGTTTCGGTAATAGACAATAACAATGTTTTATGGGAAGTAATAGGAGGTAGTTTATATAAAAATAAAATATTTTATGCAACTGTAGGGTTTACACAACAAATATCAGTGGATTTTAATAATAATTTATGGATATCACATGAACAAGACAGAATTTCTAGAATAAATAGCATAACTGATACTGTAGATTTTTCTTTTAGAATAGGAAGAAGAGTTTCTAATCCATTAGATCCTTGTGATGATAATTTAGTATTTAGATATATAGATTTTGTAAGAACACCTTTAATTGCTTCTGATGTTTGTAATAGAAAAGAGCAATTTGAAGATGTTTTAATATTAGTAGATACAAGAGATAATGAAATATATGCCATAGATAGTCTTGGTAGCATGGAATATAGATCAGATTTAAGAACATTAAATGTTGAAAATCTTGATCAATTAAAATTCAATGCAAAAGGTGATTTTACTGGATATCAGTTTGTTAGAAAATTTATTCCAAGAAAAACAACACTTTCTTGGAAATTTAAAATAGCACAACCAGACGGAAGAGATCCTCAATTACTTTCTTTATCATTTACAACAAGCTCTTTACCTCACGGTTGGCATCATTTTTCTTTTGTTTTTGATTCATTTAGAGGGATTGCTGATTTTTATATTGATACCATTAATGTAGGCAAGGTATCTTTCGAACCTAATTTATATGAATTGTATTATGATTATAGATCTTCATTATTATTAGGAGCAGCAAGTATCAAAAACACCACATTAAACGATCTTATTGGATTGGATGATGTTAATAAATTTATAGGAAATATTGCCGATTTGAGATTATATTCAAAAGCATTAAGTGTAGGTGAAATAGAAGCTATATACTTCTCTTCTGAACTTGCAGATCCTAGAAAATATTTAAAATGGAATATTAACGTAGGAGATAGAAATTTTATAGAAGAAATTGAATATTGGTATAAAAATCAATTACCAGGAAGTAAGAGTAATTATTTTAATATTAATATACATAATTTAAACATAAATGATGATTTAAAATATCTTATAGAAACCACTATAAAAGATTGTATTAATAAAATTAAACCAGCAGAGACTTCTTTATATAAAATAAATTGGATATAATATGATTACTTTTGAAAAAATAACACCTACATGTTCGAATGTCTATTTAATAGATCAAAGATACTGTTTAAAAGATTCATTGGATATTATAAATTATAACTTTTTAACTTTAAGTGAATCTATAAGTTCTTTGTATATTCAACAAAACAATTGGTATGACATATATACATTAGTTAGTCAATATAGTGCTAGATGGTTAACTACTGCTAGTAATGTTAAACAATTTAGTGCTGCTTGGATAGATCTTTCAACAACTGTTAGTAAGTTAAGTTCTTCTTGGAATAAGCATATACAATTATATTATCCACAGATGATAGACTTTACTGTTTGGTATTCTAAAACATCGATTCAACAAATTTCTTTAATAAAAAATTGGTTAGACGTAAATTTCAATCCAATATATTACACTGACGATCAAATGGTAAATGTTTTGATATATTTAAATCAAGAAACATCATTTAGTTTTAAGTTTAATAGATCTCTTTACGAACCATGCATACCAAATGGTGGTGGAGGTAGTCTTTCTTGTTCTGGTTGTCCTAAACCGTCCAGAGGATGTAATCACCACGGAGGACTGGCTGGATATGGACCATGTACCAATGCATATGATAAATGTACCATTATAAATTCTAGTGCTACTTCTGTGCCAGTAGCATGTCAAGGTGGAGGAAGCAAACAATTATCTATAGGATTGAAAAGAGATGTCATAGAAAAAACAACATGTAGAACTATAAATATGAAATTTAAAAACATAAACAATGTTTGGATTAATATATGAACGATATTATATATATACAACCAACTTCTTCTATAGGCGATTCCTTGAGTTCTATAAATTTAAATTATGAAACTTTAGATTTGTTAACAAAAGAAGTAACACAAAGAGCAAATGATTACTGGACACCTGTTGTGAATTATTATAAAGATTTTAAAAACACTTTAAAACAAATTACAACAATTTCGCAAACATATTCATCTACTCTATTAAATGTATGTACTATAGTAGAAACAAATTCTGCGGGTTGGTTGAAACCAATAACTATTTTTTTCCCTTCTATATTTAATATAGACATATCTAAAAGTGATATAGTAAATTCTCTACAAACATGGGCTTCTAATTATTTTCCAGAAATAACTATAAAAAATGGAATACCCCTTAATAATTATGTAGAAAATCAAAAACTTATAGTATATGCGCATAGATGGGCATATGGAACATACGTTAATGAAAATCAACTATTAACAGATTATACATTATGTACAACTGCAAATAAAACAATTACTATTACTTGTAAAAATTTTTATACAGGATATGTATATTGTAGTAATGGAGATTTTGATTGTAAGGGTTCGTCTGCAACATGCTCACAATCAAAAGCTATAACTTGTTTTTATGATCTTCCTCCTTATGTAAGGACACAACCACAAGCATCATTAAAACTTACTGCTCCATCTAATGTATCTACAGCAACAATTCCAACATGGACGGAAACAGCATTCAATGTCATTTCAAACTTTAAAAGAATATTATATAAAACAATATCATGGACTCCAGCAAATACAACTACTACCATTACATCAAATGCACAAACAGCATATGGATATATAAAGGCTAATGTAGAAATGTTTTTTCAAGATAGAAATGAAGTTGACGATTTAATTGCAGTTGTATTTTCAATTAAAAATTGTGCATGGACATTTGAAAGGTTTTTAACAAAATGAGTACTGATATTCCAATTAAAAAAATAACTAAAAACGAATGTGTAGGCGATTCTGCGGCAAAACATAATTTTAATCTTTTAAAATTAGATACTGAAATTTGTAATTTATCCAGCATGCTTACTATTAATTCTGACAATTATCAAGCTATTTTTGATGATTTAAAAGAAAATATTCCGTTTTTTATACAAGCAACAAATCAATTTGAAGATCCATTAAGATTTAATATGGCATATGCTACTGTTAATATATTAAGTTCTTATTGGTCTAAACATACATTCTCCGTTCATTATCCATTAAACATATCTACATATGCTAATATAGCAATAAGTTGTCCTACTATAAATCAAAGAAACGATAAATTAATATCTGTTGCTAAAAGTTATTTAAATTCTAACTTCAATCCTTTAGATTTTAATGAAAATACAAATGTAAATTTAACATTTTTTTTATATAATATTCCTGTAGATCCTTTAGATAATAGTTATTTATTTGACATACAAACAAGTCCAGAATTTTCTTTTAATATTAGAGAAATGTATGCTAAATTTTTAAAAAAAGATATTCATTTATTAAAAGGTAATATATATAAATTTGAGGTTCAAAGGGGTAACTGGGTGTTTTTAGGAGTTGTTTATGGAGATCAAGATACAACACAACAAGACGATGTAGAAAAAGAAACACCAATAAGAATAGTAGTAAACACTACAAAGAAAAGACCATTTATAGAAATAACAATAACAGATAGTCAATTTAATTTTGATTTGTATTATCATGTTATTGGAACCGGAAAATATCTAGCAGGAAATACTGACATAAAAGTTATAATAAATTCTAGTGTAGTTATTGGTAGCGAAGTTTTAAATAGAGAAGCATTTAGTATAAATGGATTTAAACATGGAGATGATATAAATATTTTAAATTATGGAACAATAGTTGGATATGGAGGAAACGGTGGTTATGGTCAATCATTAGGAATTCCTTTAAATAGTACAAATAACGGAACAGCGGGTGGAAATGCGATAGTTCTTAATTATCCTGTTAAAATGTTTTTAAATGATGGAACAATAGCAGGAGGAGGCGGTGGTGGTGGTGGAGGATTAGCCTCATATAAAGATAATAGTTTTTATTCTATAAAATTTCCATTAAATAGTAATGGAACAAAACCTATACTAAAAGGTGGCGGTGGAGGCGGTGGAGGAGCAGGAAATACGAAGGGGTATTATGGCGTAGGAGGATCGAATGTTTCTACATTGTCTTCCTATTCTTTCACAACGCAAAGCGGAACTAATGGAAACGATGGAAGCCTTACCATACCCGGAAATGGTGGATTTGGTTATACAAACGGAACACCTGGAGGAACACTAGGACAAAAAGGACAAAATTCTGGAGGATTCGATTCTAGAGGTATTTCACTACCACCTTTTGGTGGAGCCCCTGGTTATTGTGTAATTGGATTGTCTTTAATACAAACATTAAGTTCAAATCGTATAGGAGCTACATTTGGAGACTTGCTTGGACCATATAAGAGTTAATTCTTTGCATATTCATAATATCTTATAAATATTATTTATAATGTTTGCCATTTTTAACGATAAAAAACAATTTATAGGATATAGTGATGAAATACCACCCAATTCTCCTATTCTAAGAAGAGAAGTACCATCCGAAAAAACAAATATTTCAAATTGGGAGTGGAAAGGTGATTATGAAACTGGAGAAATGCTTCCAATCGGTTCTTCTATAGAAGAAATACAAGAAGAACGACACACTTTTGAATATATAGATAAAAAATATCCTTTAAATGTTCAATTAATTACTATAATGAAACAATTAAGAAAAATAATACAAAATAATGACAATTTAGCAGATGATGATTTTTATGATATGTCTGATTGTATTTTAACTGCTGTTGATAAGTTTAATAAAAGAATTTCTAGCGTATTATGAAAGATCCAAATTTAAAAATTAAATATTCTCGCGGATTGGGTGATTTGGTAGCTTGTTTTTTACACAGTAAATTAATAGGATGGATAACTAAAATAATTACTAAAAAAACAGAACCGTGTCAACAATGTGCCGTAAGAGTAAATGCATTGAATATTATATTTCCAATACCTTTTTGGAGATTATTTTTTAAAAACACAGAAGATTTATTAAAATCATTAAAAAAAGAATTGGAGGATTTTGGTTATACTGTTAATTTTACTAATGATAAGTTGGGATTAAATTCTTTTAAAAGTGAAGAAAATGTTGAATTAAAAAATGAAGAAGAGATTAAAAAAACAGATGACGTTGATATTTCCGATACCAACAATTATAAGTTTCTATCAAGCGGTGATACCATACTTGGAGATTTTTTAATTAAAACAGAAATATATAAAAGAAAATAAATTATGGAAATACAAATAATAACAACACAAGCAAGCACGAATTCTTTAGATACAACTAGAGAATTTGGATCATTTTTATTGAAGACATTATCTTCTATTAAAATGATTCATTGGTATGTATTGAACCATCCTGTTCATATCATACTAGGTGATTTATATGATGATTTAGATGATTTATTTGATTCTCTTCAAGAAGAAATTATAGGAACTGTTAGACAAAATGATATTATTTTTCCTAAAATAATATCACAATGTCAATGTTTAGACATAAACAACATTTCTCAATTTAGAGATGATTCTGATAGAATTATTGATACTTATTTTTCTGTTTATAAAGAAATATCAGCAATTTTAACTTCCTTGGAACTTAATACATTTATAACACAATCTAAGACTGGAATTAATAATAAAATAGAAGAGATATTATCTGCTTTTAATAAAGCAAATTATTTAATATCTACTGTTAAAACTTAAATTAAACCCAATCCTTTATATAAATCATATATTAAAACATATGATAGATATCCATCTTGTCCGTACCAATATTTAGAACTCGATAGATTTCTGTTTATAGTAGTTTTATCGTTATTCCAATCTATAATGCCTTCTATATTAGTTAAATCATAGCTAGGATTAAAGGTATAAAACTCGTAATAAGAATCCCAATCACTATTTCCTAGTCCTATATATTCTGCTAAAACTGAAATTGAATATGCAGAACAACTGTTTATTTCAGATGTTTCTATTTTTTGATATTTATTAATTGATTTATCTTTTAAAACAACAGGAGTTCCTGCTGTTACTGTATAACACAAAGAGGATATAAGATCTCCTCTGTTTAATACGTCTTGATTGTTTATTTTTGAAAACGCATCTTCTTGTAAAGAAATAGAACCAAACAATCTGGATTGATTTATACTACATATGTTCAGTATAGATTTTAAAGACAATGGAAGATTAAAGTTAAGATCATTTGGATCTACATTCAATGTCATTGCCATGCTGTTTAATTGATCTATATTGCAATAATCAACATCTGCATTGTTTATTGTAAAGTTTGAAATTTTTTCATAAACATTTACACCCAAATCATCATTTCTAAATGGATATTTCCCCATTATAGAACCTAAAAAGTCATCAAATAATACATTACTTTCTATTAAAGAAGGCATGAACGCTAAAGATTTCATGTAATCTGCCATATCAAAATTTTCATTTAATTTGGCTATAGATTTTATATCATTTGTAATGTAATTGATTTTATCAGTCGATCCTGTTATATAATCCGTAAAAGTATCTGTTGTATAATAAGGTAATTCGTGTCCATGTTTTCTAACCCACCTCAATCCAGTCCAATCTCCGTTTGCTTGTAAAGATTTTCCCCAAATATCAGCAAGCATTCTGGTGGAAGATGACTGATCATCCATATAAAACGTGAATCCTTGAGGATTCACATAAAATTTATTTAAAAATTTCTTAGTTCTTGTGTCTAAAACATACACTTGATTCTCTATAGAATTTATAACATATACTCTTCCTTTTAAATCGCATCCAATACCCTCTAAAGCGGTTTCATCGGTATTATCAGAAGGATCGAACCAATCAGAGGCATTTTTAGTGACTCCTGTTCCAGACAAATCAGTAACAAATATACTTCCAGACTTTGTGTTTATATTCCCTATATGACTATAACTAAATGTAAACCAAATATTTTGATCCCAATCAAGAGTTAAATGATTTAAACCCATAATAGGGTAGAATGAACTTAACAATGTACCAGTAGAGGATCTCTTTTCTAATGTACATTCTCTAGAACTCCATATATTATTAGAAAGAGCAATCCAAACATTATCATCAGCATCAATTGCTATTGATTGAGGACAAGAACATACTGGGTATGTGTGTGAATATATAAGACCTCCATTAGAATCGTATTTAACTAAATATCCACTAGCATAATGAGAATATGATACCCAGACATTGTTTTTTGTATCTGAATCTATGTATGTAGGTTCTACAAAATTTACATCTTTATTATTTACAGTATTCCAATCATATTGTTCAGATTCATCATAATCATAGTATGAATTTTGAGCATACCAAGGACCTTCAATATTAGGTGCTGGAGGGAATATGTATCCCGTACTGCTTAAAGGTGTAGTTGCAAACAAAAAGTTTCCAAATCTATCAAATTTTAAAGTAGATACCGTATCATAAAGAGTCATCCAAATGTTTTGTTTACCATCCAACACGATAGATGCTGGTGAAGCATATTCATTTGTTAAAAATCCTAAACTATTATCTCTTATAATTTGATTTATGTCAATAGCACATAAAATAGTTCCCTTTGTTGTTAATCTATAAAGGTAATTCAATTCTGAGTCTAATGCCCATGCATGATAAGCTGGTAATGGCAATGCTGCTATGCTGTTAATACCATGAAATCCAGTAATAGCCATTGCATCTGTAGTGAAATCAACTTTCCTTATTATCGGCATGTTGAAATTATTAACAACTGCTATTTTCATGTTAGGAGTGTCAAACGCAGCAGAAAGAGAGTCTCTGAAAATATACTGAGCAGTAGTCATCAATCCCGCTTCTGGATTTGATATCCATAAAATAGGACTATGATGTTGTGTAGAAAGTGGAGGATATGTTATGTCAGCACTTGCTGTAAGAATAGGATTTGCTGTTAAAATGTCTTGTATTATGAAATTTCCTTTATAATATCCAGGTGTTTTTAAATTGTCTTTATATTTCCATTCAAATGTTGGCAATGGGACAAAATCAACACGCATTCCAGTTGCTCCTGCATTTACAGTAACATTATTTTGATTTTCTAATGGAAAATTATGCGAAAATTCATTTTTTCTAGGATAATATACATCAACTTCGTTACTATCATCTTTCCAGTAAAATGGTTCTGGAAATGGTTTTAAGTAATTTGTATTTATTATTACTGGTTGTTGAGCATTTTCAAATTTTAATCCACTATATGTTTTTCCATTATCGGTTATGTTCACATTATCAACTGGTCTATGTAAAACCATATACGGACAAGAAGCAGTTGCTAAACTATTAGAAAATCCTGGCAAATCATTATTGACATGAAATCCATCATGAATTGATTTTATTTCATTTGTCCTTAATGTAGCAATTACTGTTGAATATGCATCGTCCTTAACGGATAGATCATAGTTATAAATATCGTCAATGAAATAGAACTCCGCAGTTCCTGTTACTCCGGAAAATAATCCGGTTCCTTGTGTATTTATTGCACCTAAATCTGTAGTATATATTTCAGTTTCATTAGGAATTATTGTACTAATTTCATTTCCCAACAAATCTACAAATCTCCAATGTGGTCTTAAAAATGACCATTTATTTTCAACCTCTTGTAATTGATATGATCTTGAAAATTGTGCTCCTAAATCTATATAATGCGGTCCTTTTTTAGAGGATGTGAAATTTACTTTAAAGGGATATCTATTATAATGTCCAGAAAATGTTGGAGGAGGAACAAAATCAAAATATACAGATTCGTTTATTAAAAGATTTACAAATATTTCCGTATTATAAGATATAACCTTTCCTTTAAAGTGTACATGTAATTTTGCAATATATTTTCCAGGAACTTTATATATGTGTATAGGATTTTGTTCATTTGATATACTTCCATCACCAAATTCCCATGTAAGTAAAATTGGTTTTTGGGATCCTGCTATTATAGGAACAAATTGAAAAGGAGTAGAATTAGCATATCCTTTATTTGGAGAAATAGAAAAGGAAACTACAGAACTTGAATATACATCTTCTATTTTAAATTCAACAACAGAAGAATCTGTTCCTTCGGAATTTTGTAAAACAACAAAGGAATAAAAAACACCTGCTTGTATAGGAGTTCCATAAAATCCACCATTTACATAATCAAAAGTCAATCCATCTGGCAATCCTACTATAGTCCAAGTAAGCGGAGTAGTACCTGTTCTGTCTATCTGGTCTACAGCATAATTACCAGCAGATAAAGAAAACGTTTGATTGGGAATTATAATTGGAAGAGACATTTAATTATATTTTTGAAACTGATGCGATATCTTCTACTATTTCTATTCTAGAAGATATATTTGCTACGTTATAAAATAAAGGATATTGGAAGAAATCTAATTTAACATTTTGTGTATATACCCTAGTATCTAATTCAGGATATAAATCATTCCACATCATTAATGACAATCCATTAATGGAAGTATCAGAATCTGATCTATATGTTTCTATATAATCCACACCATCCATATTCAATATATCAGAATTTAATTGATTTATGTTTATTAAATCTCCTAGTTTTGATGCGGTATGATTAAAGGTATTTTTAAATAAATTTTGTATTTCTAGTAATATACTAGAAGATGCTCTTCTAGTATATTTGCTTTTAACTATTCTTAATTTGCAATTAGATAGATCATCAAAACTAGCATTTCCAAATGGAGGTTTTATATAAAAATCCAAATTCATAAATATAGGATCTATTAAAACAGGATTTGCTGCTATTGTTTTATTGGGTGACAAGCTATTTATAATTATTTCTTTTTGAGGTGGAGATAAAAAGTTTTGTGAATTATTATTTGGTATTGTATATATGTATAAATTATTGAAATTACAAGAATTTGAAAATTTAACTTGATTGAATAAAACTTGATTTTGAATTTGTGGATTATTCAATCCTATGTTATACAAATATCTCATATGGCCTCTCATATAATCTTCGTTACTAACAACTCTATTATCTGTAATGATATTAGGAAAATTAGATCTCATATAAACTTCATAGTCCAATGCAGTAACAAGTCTTTGTTGAGCAGTAAATGCTTGTGGGGCATTGTTTCTTATATTATCTACATTTTCATAATCAGTATATGAATTTGAAGGATAATCATTGGTAATTGAAATGTAATTTAATTGTGTTGTGTCTATTTTTGAATTAAAATTAAAAGAAATAGAAGACAATATTTCATTGTATCTAGTACTATTAAAATTAATAAATTTAGAATTATCCAATGCACCTTGTCCCAAAGAAGGAGTAGTATCATCTATTTGTAAATAATAAACTGCTATTTGATCTCCTTCGTTTATTTTTTTTCCTGTTATACCATTTCCAAATTGGATTTCATATCTTAAATTCTGATTGAATCTTGTAGTATATACATTGTCTGTTGATGTATATAAAAATATGTCAGAAACGTTTGTCCATTCATCCCACTTGTCAGAATTTTTTTCTTTTACATATACAAAAATATTAAAGTGATCTATTTTTACAGAATCTCCTAATGATAAAAATAAAACTTCATTATCAATACCAGATGCTGTATATATTGGATATTCTTTGAAACTTCCTTGATATAAGAGATAGCTATTATTGACATCATTTATTTCGGCAGTTCCATCAAATAACTTTGAGAATACCATGTCTTTGTTTATAGAATATTGTGTTCCTCCGACATTTACATAACTATATCTAGGAACAAAATAATTTCCTCTTGGTATGTTAGAATTTGCAAACAATCTGAATGGAACATTTTGTCCTAATCTACCAATGGGTCTATAATTCAAAAGCTTTACTATTCTATTCATGTTTTCATATATTTGTGCTTCTGAAAACATACTCTCCGAAGAAGTTTTGTTTAAATAATATAATAAAGTATTAAAAGTATAACTTAAAACATCAATAAGAGCAGATAAGTTAGATCCTTGATAATTTTGATCGGTAAATACCTTTCCTTGATTAAGACGATTTACAATGATGTCACGAATACTGACACCATCAAAGGCAATGTAAGAATTTTTGTTAAATGGGGCTATATCGCTCATATAAATGTTATGTTATTTGCATTAAATAATATTTCAAATTTTTTAATATCTTTTATATTTAATATAGTATAATTAAATATTACGTAATATTGATTTTCATCATACATTGGCATTACTTGTACAGAATCTACTCGCACTCTATTTTCAAATCTTGAAACAGAGTCTACGATGCTGTCTCCCAATATTTTAGCTTTAAATTCTGTGATATTTTCAAATAAATGTTGATCTAAAGAACCTCCAAAAAGAGGATTTAATAATTTTTGCCCCTTTCTTGTTGTAAAAATATTATAAAGAGAGTTTCTTATTGCCTCTAAGTCATAAGAAGCCTCAATATCATTGGAAATAGCAGGATTTAATCCGTTTCCTAAATTTTTGGCTTCTTTTAAATCTAATTTTAAATCTGTATATACAAATTTATTTTGTACAGTTTCTTTTGAAGGATAACTACTAGGAGAATTTATTTCTCTAGGTTTTATTAGATTATCTATGTAAATAGCAGCCATGTATGGTAAATATTTATGACAAAAACCTAATATATATGAGTAAAAAATTTAATAAATTTGAAACATTGTGCGAAAAGGCACATACACATCATTCAAATGGTGGATTTCGTACAAATACTCCAGTAAAACTACGTAAGGAGTTTTTTAATTCTGATTTTTATAAAGCAAGATATCAGAAAGATTCTAGCTTTGATCAGTGGCTTAGAAGTAGAATAGAAGAAAATCCAAATCTATTCTTTTTTATTCATGATATTGCTGGTAACAGCACAAATGCATCTGCTAAAGATGCAAATGATTTAGCAGGATCTATTAATATTATTTTAACATTAAAAACAGATCCACGTTCATTACAATCACCTACTGAATTCAATGAATTTCAAGTTCCGGGAGACTTTGAGCTTGTAGAAGTTTTAGATTTTGGAGTAAATTTACCACCAGTACAAGGGGTTCCGAATAAATACGAAAAATACGATAATTACGCTCAATGTAAACCAATACCCGTGGATACTGATGCTTTCAAGGGTCTTAATAATCATCCAATAGATAATAAACTAGCAACAGCACAAACATCTATTCCAGCTTCTCCTGCTATTGCAAAGAAATATTTTACTGGTCCTAAAAGAAAAAAATCTAAGAACAAATAGAGTTTTCTATTGCTAGAATACAGCAAAAGAAATTGATTTCATGATCCAACACGAAATTGTCTCTATACATGTATTCTCCTAAATCAATCAAAAGACTTCTTTTTACTTTATCTGTTAAATCGTCTGATTTATAGGTATATTCAAATATATTTTTCATCAGTTCTTGATAATCACCATTAAAGTCCTTTTCCGATTCTATTATCTTTTTTCGTATTTCTAATGAAGATATACTTTTAGAAACTAGTCCTTCTATTATATAACTAGAAATATTAGAGATTTCATACTGTTCTGGAAATACTAAAGTTCCTGTTACAGAGAATTTTTGCAAATCATTAATTATTCTTCTAAGATCTGGGTATCTATCATTTAAAAAGTTTGTTAGATTTTTCTTAATAGAAGAAATATCAAATTGAATATTTTCCTTCTTTAGAATTTCAATACAACGATCTGCACACCCTCTTAGTGTTGGTTGAATTTTAAATAAAATACAACGAGATCTAATTGGTTCCATGATCTTGTTTAAATTGTTAGCTGTCAATATGAAACGAGTAGTATCACAGTACTCTTCCATAACATTACGAAGGATTCTTAAAGATTCACCAGTAAGACCGTCTGCTTCTTCCAAAAGAACAATCTTTTTCTTGGAATCAATAGAACGAGTCTGAGCAAATGTTATTACCTTATTTCTGATAGTATCAATACCATTCTCATCAGAAGCGTTTATGTAAAGGTATTGGCACTTTAATATGTCATTTACAAGTATTTTTGCTAAACTACTCTTACCGATACCCGGAGGTCCATAAAACAATATACTAGGAACATCTTCAGTAATTGTCTTGAAGTGTTCTTTAACGTCTCCATCTAAAATAATATCATCAAGATTTTTGGGACGATATTTTTCAACCCATAATGTGTTATAGTGATTATTCATGTTTTTTCAATTCTGGTTCAATAGTTAACAGTGGCATATAAACAATTCTAGCATATACTTCACCTTTTTTTAATGTATAATCATTTTCAGATGCATTGTAAAGACAAATCTTAAGTTCCCCTCTAAATGTATTGTTTATTATCTTTGTAAGGGGAAACACTTCATACTCTTCATTAAGAGCGTCAGTGGGCATTATTAAGCCCCAAACGCCCCTTACAATGTCTTCTATGATGAGATTGGTGGAAATCTTTATTTGATTTCTAGATGGTATTGTAATATCTTCTGTTGCTTTGAATAAATATCCAGGATCACTTATGTTTTCTCTATGTGGAAGTTCCGCATTTTCATTTGTTTTTGTGAAGTATATTTTCGGAGTTTCAAACATTTCTATATTATAGTAGAATTATTGAAACAATCAACTAAATAATTAGTAAGATATATATATCATTATGGAACAATCAAATGAAATAGATTCGATAATAGATCAATTGCGAATCGATTCAGTGCCAGCACAGCCAAAATTAAATAAACAAGTCACAAGAGAAGCGTCACCTCCTCTAACCGACGACAATGTAAGTAGTTACGTATATGAAAAAACGGCTCAAGTAATTGAAGTGGGATTAGAAGCTGTAAACAATTTAAAAGATCTAGTTATAAGCGGACAAGATCCTAAAGAAATTGCATCATTAGCACAATTAATCAGTGCAACAACTAAAGCAATAGATAATCTAAACAAAATCAACTTGCAAGCAAAGCAGCATAAAAACAATTTAGAAGTTGCAAAGGTGGAATCTACAGCATCAAAATCTCTTGGTGTTGGAACACAAACAAATAACATCTTAATAGCAACAAGAGATGAAATAATGGGAAAACTTCAAGGCAAAGATTCTAGTAAAAGAGAAAAGATAGAATTACTAGACGATATTATTCAATAATATCTTTTATTTCATTTAAAAAAATACAAAAAAAATACCCACCCTCTTTCGAGGATGGGTAAGTTTTTGAGTTCTGTGATTACAGATAGAGTTTAGAACCGTTGGCTTCAAATTCAGTTCCCAAGCCCTTGACGATGATTACATGGTAGTACAAGGAAGCACCAAAGATGTAATCTACTACCCCGTAACGAGTCATTAAACCGACGCGAGGTGAGAAGTCATTTGGACCTACTGTACGCTGAATCATCACAGGAATGTATGGGCAATACACGATACCAGTATCGTAGTATTCTGTGCCTTTGTAACCAAGAAGTGCATACTCAAGTGCTGCTGATCTTTGACCTGCAAGATACTGTGCGTCTGTACG